GCAACTAATTTTTATTTTCCGAAAATTTGATAGAATTGTGAATAATTATGCACTTAAATGTATAAATAAACAAAAGGAGAGAGAAATGGAGAACTATCACGAAAAATATGCCAGTTTTTATAATTCAAAAGAATGGAAACAACTTCGCAAACTTAAGTATGCCGATGCCAATGGTTTGTGCGAGAAATGTTTTTTAAAAGGAATAATAAAAGAAGGTGTTGATGTTCATCACAAAATACCAATTGAAGATGATTGGGATAAAAGATTGGATTATAGTAATCTAATGTTGTTGTGCAAAGATTGTCATAATGAAATTCATGATAGAGAAAGCCCTTTGCAACAATTCTTGAAAGAGTTTGACAATATTGGTTGTGGAGATAAAAATGAAAGTTGATAGAACAAATTTTGAAGTGTGGATTTATGATAGTGGTTATTTTATGAAATCATTAAACATAAAAGATAAAATATTTGAACTTGTTGAAAAAATAATAAATAAAGAAATATCGATTATGGATATGAAAAGATTTCAATACAAGTTTATAGTTTATAAAATTGCATTTGCTTATTGTTTACATTTTAAAGATAAACAAATTGAAAAATTAGAAGGAGAAAGAAGAAATGCCAGCAGGAAGAAATCCAAGAACACATGAAATTGATAATAATATTTCAAAACTCTCAAAAGAAGAAATTGAAATAACCAAAGAGATGACACCAGTTTGTGAAACACAAGAGTTTATTCCGCCATCAACACTTACAAAAGAAGAATTAAAAATATGGAATGACACAGTTAAGATAATAAGAAGTGTTCAAGGCAGTTATGTTTCAGATGCTGATGTAATGACATTGGAAGTATTTTGTAAAGCAAAAGCCGAATATGATAGAGCTTGTAAAGAATGGGCAAAAAATCCAGATATGTATGTTCAAGTGCTAACTGGTGGAAAGGATAGAGATGGAGATTTAAAGTCGACATCGAAAATTAATCAATGGTATGTTATTAAAAAAGATTTTAGTATGATAATGTTAAAGTATCTTGACCAACTTGGAATAAGTCCACTTGGTAGAGCAAAACAAGGAAAACAAGCAACAAAATCTAAAATGGCAAAAGAAAAAGAAGATTTTATGACTTTATTTAATAGGAGTGATGAATAGAGTATGTTAAAATGGGTGACTGATTATATCGATTATGTTAAAAACAATCCACAAAATTTCAATAAGTTTATTAAACAAAATACTAAACTTGTTGAAAAACTTTTAACACGAAAAGACATATTTTATAAAGAAGCCGACCCAGTCGCATTTGAAAAGTTTTGTAGATATTTTAAACATACTGAAGGTGAGATGGCAGGTCAGCCATTTATTCTTAATATGGAACAGAAATATATGGCAGCTTGCATACTTGGTATAAAAATATTTTCAAAAAGATATAACCAATATATTAGATATTTTACCGAGTTTGATTTGTTTGTTGCTAGAAAATGGGGAAAAGACCATTTTATTGCACCATTGATATTGTGGTTCTTGGGAATGGATAAAGAAGAAGGTGCTTGGGGACAAATTGTTGCAGAGAATGAAAAGCAGTCAAAAAGAACATTTGATATTGTTGCCAATGCTATAAAACAAAAACCACTAAACAATTTTTTTACTCACAAAAAAACAGAAAAGTATATCGAAAGCATATACAATAATGGAAGATTAGATTATTTAAGTGGTAGAAATAAAGGTAAAGATGGTAGCAACTGTTCTTTTGGTGTTTTAAACGAATGTCACGAAGTTACAAATTTTAATCAATACAATGCAATAAAAACATCTATGGGTGCAAGAAAACAACCGATGATGTTAGTTATATCATCGGCTGGAATAACTCCAGAAAGTTTGTATGAAAGTTTACACGATAGAAATGCAAAGATTTTAAACAAAAAAGTTTTTGATGATAATGATAGAATTTTTGCAATGATGTATGGAATTGATGAAGATGATGACATAATGGATGAAACCAAGTGGGTAAAAGGAAATCCAGCAATGTATGAGGGTAGACCAACACTTGATTTCTTAAAAAGACAGTTTAATTCAATGAAAGATGACCCAATTATGTTAAATACATTTATTTCAAAACATTTGAATAGACAAATTGGCGCAAGTATTGATTATTTTGATATAACTGATATAAAAAATGCTATGTCGACAATAAAAACTGAAGATATTTACGATACTTATGCAGTTGGTGGTGTTGATTTATCTGAAACAACTGACTTATGTAATGCAACTGCATTGATATTAAAGCCAGATGGAAAACTTATTATTTTGCAAGCATATTTTATTGCAGAAGAATGCTTGATAAAAAATAGTCAAAGAGATAAACAAGAATATTCGTTATTTGAGAATTGTCAAAGTAATTGTGAAATTGTAAGAAAACTTTTATTTGTTACTGAAGGAGCTTATGTAAATCAAAGAGCAGTTATGGATTGGTTTGTTTGGTTAAGAGATGAGTATAAAATAAGTTTCTTAAAAATTGGTTATGATAGATGGATGTCAAAACAATTTATAGAACTTGGAAAAGAACTTGGCTTTGAACATGAACAAGTTAAAAAAGAAGATGATGAAACTGAAACAAGAGATTTGGGAATTCTAACTGGAGTTGCTCAAGGTGGATATACATTAAGTGGTGCAATTAAGGTTGCAAAAAATTTATTTGCGAATAATACATTTGTTTTTGATAAAACGAATAAACTATTAGTGTATTGCTTTTATAATTTAAGAGTAAAGGTTGACACAAACAACAATATTACACCACACAAATCGAAATCCACAGGGCATATTGATGGAGCAGTTGCGTTGTTTGATGCATTTATAGCTTATGATAGAGCAAAAATAGCATATCAAAAGATAACAAATAAAATACCATTTATGATATAAAAAATAAAATTTGACAAAAGTGTTTGACATTTGAAAAAAAAAATGTTAATATATTTAAAAATCAGATGTTGCGAATAATAAAAAATGGAGGATGCTAATGGGTTTGTTTAATAGAAAACAAAAAAAGCAGTTAAGAAGCATCATCAAGGAATATTATGGTGGAAACATTAGATATTTCGTTTGGAATTATACCAAAGGAATGTATGATATTCCAGAAGTGAGAAATGCGATAGAATGTGTTGCTGACATATTTAGCGCAATTCCAATGTATCACAAAAGAGTTGATAAAAATGGAAATGTAACATATTTTGAAGATAGTTTAGCAAGAGTTTTAACTATAAAACCAAATGAGCTACAAAATGCAACACAATTTTGGAAAACGATAATTACACAATTATTGGTTGAAAATAATGTGTTTATAGAACCAATCTACAATTATTTAGATGGAAACCTAAAAGATTTGTATCCACTTCCAGTAAAAGATTTTGATTTTGAATTGGAAAATGGTGCAGCTTATGTTCAGTTTTATGATGCACCAAAAACACCAGCAAAAAAATATAATCTTGGAAACATAATTTATTTAAGTAGATTTTGTAAATTGATTGGTGGTGAAAAAAGCAATCTTGGTTTATATGAGAAAGTTCTAAAATCACTAGGTGAACAAATTGTAAATGTTGCATCACCTAAAAAGGTTAGAGCATTGTTGCAAGGTAAAGGTTCTGGACTTGGTCAGCTGAAAGATAGAGATAAAGAAGGAACAATGAAAGAAGTTCAAGCAAACTTTGATGAAAATGTCAATGGAATTGCTTATCTTGATGCAGTTTGGCAAGTTACACCAATTAACTGGCAAGAAAACGATGTTAATCAAGAATTGATGAAATTTATTGTTAATGAAGTTTATAATTATTTTAGAATAAATGACACAATTATAAACAACAAGGCAAATGAAGTAGAGTTTGAAATGTTTGTTAACAATTCTATAAAACCACTTGCAAAACAAATCGAACAAGAGTTTACAAGTAAATTGTTTACACAAAGAGAGATTGAAGTCGGACACCGAATAGAACTAGATACATTTGCTTTAAGTGTTTCAACATTGCAATCGAAAGCAAACTTATTCAATGTTGCAAGCAGACAAGGAATAATGAATATCGATGAAATGAGAGAATTGATTGGTCAGCCACCACTTGCAAATGGTCTTGGCAAAATGTATAGAGTAACAGGTGATACAATCAATTTAGAAAAAGTTGATGAATATCAAGCCGCACAAAAAGGTGTTATAAAGTCGGTATCTACAGAAAGTGTTTCACATGAAACAAATTCTGATGATATAAATAATTCCAATAAGGAGGGACAAGATGGAGAAACGAAGTGAGTATATCAAATGTAAATTTGAAACACGAGTTGATGAAAAGCAAGAAGGCGGAAAAAAGTTAGTATTGCGTGGATATCCAATATTGTTCAATGTTGAAACCAAGATTTATGATTGGTTTTATGGGGAAGTCCGAGAAACGATACTCCCAACAGCATTGGATGGCACTGATTTAACAAATGTTTACTTACTTACAGGACACAACCCAGACAATTTACTTGGTCGAGTTGGTGTAAATATGAGAGTTGAAGTTGATGAAACTGGACTATTCTTCGAATGTGAATTGCCAAATACACAGCTTGCAAGAGATATTTATAACCTAGTAGAACAAGGAATATTGGATGGAATGAGTTTTGGTTTCACATGTTCAGATGAAGTAAATTGCGAAACAATGACAAGAACGATTACTCATATAGATGAATTGTTTGAAATTACAATTACTCCATTCCCAGCTTACAAGGAAGCAAGTGTAATTGTTCAAAACAAACGAGCTGCCGAAGAAGCAAAGAAACAAGAAGCTGATGAAAAATTGAAAGCAGAGGAACAAGCCAAAGTGGAAAAGGAAGCAGAAGCTGAAAGAGAGAAAAAACTAAAGGAATTGGAGGATTTATAATATGGATAATTTAGTAGAAGAATTGAGAAATTCATTGCTTGATGTTGAAGAACTAAAAGCAAGAAAAGAAGCAATTAAAAAACTTGCAAGAGAACATCGTGATACTATAACCGATGCAGAACTTGATGAAAATAAAAATAAGATTGTCAAGTTGAATAAGGAAATTGCGACAGCCGAAAAAAGAGTTGCAGAATTACAAGAAAAAAATAAAAATGAAAAAAGAGAGGAATTTAAGATGGAGAATAAAGAAAACATCGAAAAAAGAAGCACGATAGAATATCGTAAAGCGTTTATGGATTTCGTTCAAAAAGGTATTGACAATGAAATCCTAGAAAAAAGAACTGATGCATTTACAAAAACAACTGATGCAGCAACAGTAATACCAGAAACAATTTTGGGTGAAATTGTTAAACTTGCTAAAATTAGTGGAAACATTTTGCCAAAAGTTAGAAAAATGAATATTAAGGGTGGAGTTAAAATTCCAACACTTACATTGACACCAACAGCAAGTTGGATTGATGAAGATACACCAAGTGATAGACAAAAACTTCAAACTGGTAGTGTAACATTCTCATACTATGGATTGGAAGTTAAAATTGCACAATCTATTTTAAGTGAATATGTTTCAATTGAAGAATTTGAAAAAGAATTTGCAGTATTGGCTGTTGAAGCTATGACAAATGCAAAAGAAATTGCTATTTTCAATGGTGATGGAAATGGAAAACCACTTGGAATTTTGGCAGATAGTGGTGTAACATCAGTTAACTTGACAGCTGAAAATCTTGCAAAATATGACAAACTTGTTGAGGTAAAGAATAAACTTCCACAAGCATATCAAGCAAAAGCTGAATGGGCTATGGCACAAGAAACATGGTCAAAAGTTGAAGGTATGGTAGATATCAATGGTCAACCAGTTGCAAGAATTAACTATGGCATTGATGGAGAAGAAAAACACTACTTGCTTGGTCATCTTGTAAATATCGTTGAAGTTGATAGAATTAAAGATGTTGACACAGCAACAGGTTCAGAATACTATATGGCTTATGGTCAATTTAATAAATATGGTATCAATGGCAATGGTGATATGGGAGTTATTAGATACAGAGATAATGACCTTAACCAAGATGTTACAAAAGCTCTTGAAATTCTTGATGGAAAACTTATTGATAAGAAAGCATTTATCAGAATTAAGAAAGGTGCTTAATTAGGAGGTTAAATATGGAAAGATTAACAGATTTATTGAAAGATACTTTGCAAAACCTTTCTGGAAAAAATTTAACTGGAAATTATGCTACACTTGATGAACTTTTAAAAGATTTCAATAATAAGTATGTTTGTGAAGTAACATTTTCAAAGACACCATCTGGAGCAACAATAGTTGTTAAGCAAAATGGTGTAGTTATAAACCCGGATGCAAGTGGTAAATATCACTTAAAAGAAGGTTCATATACTTATGATGCAAGCGCAGCACATTACACATCAAAGACAAATCAAGCATTGACAATAACAAATGCCGATGAAACAACTGGAACAAAAACTGTTAGTGTAACACTTGATAGAGCTGATTGTGAAGTAACATTCTCAACAACTCCAGAAAATGCAACAATCGTTGTTAAGGATAGTGAGAGTGCGACAGTTAATCCAGATGCAAGTGGTAAATACTACTTGGTAGCTGGTAGTTACACATACAATGCAAGTGCAGAAGGATACACAGCAAAAGAAAATCAATCATTGACAATTGCAGCTGGTGATGTAACAACTGGAACAAAGACAGTAACAGTTGAATTAAGCCCAGTTGAGCAATAAAAAATAGGAGGATATGGCAATGTCAGTTGATAGTAATTTACTTACACAATTTAAAAAAACAATTGGTGACTTTGATGATGGCACAGAATTAAATGATTATTATACTAATTTTCTTAATATGGCTATTGCGGACTTAAGCACCGATGATATTAGTGATGAAGTTTTAAATGGAGAACTTGGGAGAGCTTGTATAATATTATTTGCCGAAGCATTGATGAATAAACAAGACATTGCCACAATTCCAACTATTACAACTTTAAGAAACAAACTTGCTACAATGACAAAAGGAAACAGAACAATCCCTACGAGTGATGGGGGTGATGGCAATGAGAACTAAAAAAAGATATTTAGTAATTGCAGATGTCACCACAACACAAAATCAAACAAATGGAGATAGGACTTTTGTTGTTACAAATGGAAAAAAGTGTATTTGTAATAAAGATTTAGTTGGTGTAAATACTCAACAAGTCGCAACAGCTCAAAATATAATTTATAATTACTCTTTGGAAATTGATAGAAATTACTTTAATGAACAAAAGTATTGTTATTTAGATAATAAACTTTATGAAATTAAAGGCACTAGCAAGGCAAAGAGTGAATATAATATGTTGTTGAATGTTATGGAAATCACTGATGATAAAGTTAAAACTGCAATTGTAAATTGGCTTGGAGGTAATAACAATGAAAATTTACAATAAAGAACCGATATTGGTTTTATGGGACATTGTTAAAACCTTAACAACAATACCGATTTACAAAGAAGTTATGACTGAAGATGAAAACAGTATTCCTAATAGTTATATATTGCTTCGTTCTGCAATATTAGATAACGATAAAACTTTTGGTGATGGAAAAACACTAATAAGAAAATCGGAATGTGACATTGTTTTAATTAGCAAAGGTTCACATCCTAATACAACAGATTTGCACAATATAAATATTGGACTTATTAAATCTAGGTTAAAAACACTTGAAATTCCATATAAACTTGTAAATGTTGGGTTTAACAGTTCAACAAATACAACCACAACAACTTGGACTATTGAAATTTGTTATGTTTAATGGTGGTATATGGCAAAGAAAAATACAGATTTTAGCACATCAAGTTTTGATTATCTTGCAAAAGAGTTAATGAATTCACTAAATGAAAAGTTTGGTGAAGTAAACGAACAAAAAGATAAAGCACTTGATGAATGCACCGATTTGTTATTAAGTGAGTTAGAAAAAAACACACCAGTTGGAGATAGTCCAGCGGGTGAACACTTAAAGGATAAATGGGTTGCTGAACGCAAATATAAAAATGTTAGATATGTTAATAACACAAAACTTAACGAAGATGGAGTTCCAATAATAAATGTGATGGAATATTCACAAACAAAAGGAAAACCATTTGTTAGAAAAACATTTGATGGATGCGAAAAGCAATTCGAAGAAATATTTAAAAAAAATCTTAATAAAGGAGATTAAAATATGGCAATAAGTAAAAGTGGTAAAACATTGATTTGCTTTAATGTTAAAAATGGTCAGTTTAAGACAGAAAATGGTTCAATTACATCATTGACATGGTTAACAAGGTTTTCAAAAGAAAAAGATTTGTCAACAAAAAAAATATTTGGTGATGGCGAACTTGTATTAACACTTGTTAATGATAAGGGCTTTACTGGAACAATTGGTATGACAGCACAAGATGCAGCATACAATAAAGCACTTGGTTTTGTTAAAGATTTGAGTGCTGGAACCGGTGAAGTTAAACAATTAAGCGTTGTTCAACACTCAATTTATTTTGAAACTGATTATTGTGGTTCAGATGGAATAACCAAAACAAAGAAAACTTGGGTATTCGGTGTTGAAGCACAAGCACCAAGTGAAACATTTGACCAAAATACTGATGATATCAACGAAGCAAATGTTGAATATCAAATTACAATTAAGGGAACAAACCTTAAAACTGCAGATGGTTCAGCAGATTATGTTGATGCAACAACTGGTCAAAAGGTTAAAGTATTCACATATTCTTTGCTTCCAGATGATACTGGATACGCTACATTTGGTGATAGTGTTCCAGTTCCAAAAGTTCCAGCAGCAGCTGTTGAAACACCAGTTCAATAAAAAAAATGAATAATTATGCAATTTTTTGCATAATTATACAAGTGGTCTAATTAAATTAAAGTAGTGGTGTAAACCCACAAGACCGCACTATATAAAAATTAGGAGTTAAGTTATGAGATTTGAATTACCAACATTAAAAGAAGAATTTGACAATAAAACAAAAGAAATTGTCGAACACAATGGGACATTAGATTGTGAATTGAATTTAACACTCGATGCACAACAAACATGGGAAGATGCGTTCCCAGAATTGTCAAAAAAGATTGGTTTATTTGATTATGTAGAACAAATGAAAGACATTCAAATAAAAGACCAAGCAACAGCAATTATTGCATTAAAAATAATTTATTGTTTCTTGTTGTTTGATAACAAATTGTCATTTAGAGAATTTGTAAGAATGTTTACATTGAGTAATACAGAATATTTTGATAAACTTGCAAATACCTTAACAGATATTTTAAAAGCAATAAACAAAAGAAATGAAGATAAAAAAAAACCTTATTAAATTTAATTGATAGATATAATAAGTTAGTTGCTAAAGTTCCATCAGGTTCTAAAATTAAAAATATAACACTCCCAAATAGTTTAACGATACTTAAAAGAGCTGTTAAATTAAGAATTGATGGATATATACTAAAAACTGAAAATTACATTGATTTGCAATCACTAATATTTAGTTTGGAAATTGATGAATTACAGCAATATTTGGCAACATTAAAAAAACAAAAAGATGCACAAAATGGAATTAGTGAAAGAGTTGAAGCAAGTGAAGAAGATTTTAATAATTTGTAATAATTAGGAGGTATTTATGGCAACAAAAAGTTTTTCACTTAAAATTGGAGCTGATACCTCCGATTTTATTAAAGGACTAAAACAAGCTGATAGGGCAATAAAAAGCACCGAAAAAGAAGCAAAAGCATTAAAAAGTGGATTAAAAGTTGAATTTGACACAAAAAGATTTCAATCAGCACAAGCATTGGCGCAAAAAGCATTGGCACAAACTGAAGAAAAAGCCGAAGCAATAAGAAAAGAACTTGAATATATTGCCAAAAATGGTGGTGTTGATACTGAAGGTTATTCGAAACTGCAAGAAGAATTAACTAAAACAGAAAATAAAGCAGTTTTGTTAAAGAATGAACTGAAAGAAATTGACAATATCAAAATGCAAAATGCAACAAAAGGTATTGATAATTTAAGTGATAAATTAACAAAAGCTGGAAATGCAACAAAAGGTTTAAGTATTGCAACAGCTGGTGCAATTGCTGGTATTGTTAAACTTGGACTTGATGCGGTTGAAACTGGTGATGAAATTCAAACAACTGCAGATAAATATTCTTTAAGTGCAAAAGAAATTCAAAAATGGAATTATATTGCATTACAATCAGATGTTGCAAGTGAACAAATGTATAAAGGCATAACAAAGGTTAGAGATGCAGTCGGAACTGCACTTGTAGGAAATACAAACAATGCAACAAAAGCAATATCTCAATTAGGATTAAACATAAAAGAACTTGGAACTGCCGATGAGGCATTTTATAAAATAATAACTGCAATGGCAGATATTGAAGATAGCACACTACAAGCATATTATGCCAATGAAATATTTGGTCAAAAAATGGCAACCGATTTAATTCCAATGATTAAAAAGGGTAGTGGTGCATTAGAAGAATTAAGTAAAGAGTTTGAAGATGTTGGTTATTTAAGTGATGACCAAGTAAAAAGTTTATCAAATTTCGATAACGAACTAAATAAAATAAAAACACAATTAGCAAATACAAAAACCGAAATTGGAATGGCATTTTTGCCAGTATTAAAAGAGTTAGCAAAATTCTTAAATGATACAATTTTGCCAGCAATAAAAAAGTTTGCAGAATGGTTTGGAAATCTTCCAGAACCAATACAAAAAACAATATTGGTTGTTGCTGGATTATTAGCAATATTGTCACCAGTATTATTGATTGGTGGAAAAATACTATCACTTGTAAGCGGTTTAATTAAAGGAATTCCATCATTAACAAAAGTATTAACAACACTTGGAACTGCAACAGCAAGAACGATGATAGGAGTTACAGCATTAGTGACTGCATTGGCACTTATACATGAAGTTATTGAAAATTGGAGCAATATGAATACTATTCAAAAAGTTGTAAGTATTCTTGGAATATTAACAGTTGTTGCACTTGGAGCAGCTGTTGCACTTGGAGCATTTCATAGTGCTTGGAGTTTAGGATTGGCAGTTGCTGGAATTATTGCAGGAATTGTTGCAGTTACAGCCGCGGTAAATAGTGCAAAGGATAGTATAAGTTCAGACATACCAAATATTGAAACACCAAGTTTAAGTGGTGGTTCAAGTGGTCAAGTCGCAACAAACGCAACTGCTCCACAATATAATATTGATACTAATTATGGTGTTGGTGAAACTGGCACATCTAATATTGATAATAGTCAGAACACATATAATATTGAAATTCAAAGCAATGAATATATGAACGCTGACCAATTAGTTGAAGCAGTAAGTAAAAAATTAGTATTAAAAAAACAAGCAAGGAGTTAAAGTATGGATGACATAAGAAAATTTGCATTAGTTGTTTTAGATAAATCCGATAGAATAATTGATAGATATGATTTTGATGTTGTCACAAACATAAGTGGTCTTGGATATAAATTAAAATTATCTACAATTGATACTGATGTTGAAAATTATGTAACAAAAATTGTTCAAGAGAAAAAACAATTAAGCATGACAATTATTCATAAAAGTGGTTATTCATCAGCAAACTTTTTTGACACATGGTGTGAAAAACATATAAATGATGTTATTTGTCTTGAATATTATGATACAACAAAAACATTGTATGTTGAAGGTAAAGTTCTTGAAACAACAAAAACAGAAAAAAATGAATATGGTGTGTTAGAACAACAATTTGTATTCCAACCACTAACTCCATTTTTTGAAAAAATAGATAATGATGTTAGAATTCAGGTTGCTTCGATTGGTAAAAAATATCCATTTAAGTATGCATACAATTATGGATTAAATCAAATTGAAAATAATTCCATAAAAAATACTTATATTAAAGATATACCAATAAATGTAACAATTTATGGCGCAATATCTAATCCAATTGTGACATTGTTGGATGAAAGTGGTAATGTTTATAATGAAGTTAGATTTGTGAATGTTGATTTAACTGCAGGTCAAAAACTTATTATAAACTCTGCACAAAAGAAAATATGGTTTGATAATGGAACTGGAAATCTTGTTGATTACTATTATAAACTTGATGGTGCTTATGATAGTTATTTAAGGGCAAAACCATTAACAACAAGTAGTTTGAATATTAACTTAACAGTTAGTGACACAGGAAGTTTAATTGGAAGCAGGAGGCAATATAGATTATAATGGATAAAAAAAGAAAAATTTTTGGAATAATTGGCGGTCTATTGGTTGGAATTATAACTATAGTATGTATTTTAATAACAATATTGTAATAAAAGGAGGATTGATATATGATTGCAGTATTTTACGATAAAAATTTTACAGCATTGCAAAACAATGCAAGCTTGAATGTTGGAAAATATGAGATAGTAAAAAGAGCAGTTGATTTTGATGATTTCTCATTAACAAGTGAAGCATTCGTTGAAAATGTCAATCCTTGTTTTGTTGTTATGAAAAACGATTTAGGAAAATATGTTTATGGTGGATTTGCAGGTGTTCCGACACTTAACAATGAAAATCAAACCGAGTTGCAAGCAAGTGATTTGAAAACTTTGTTTAACAATGAAATATTGATGCAGTTTGGCACATATACATATTTAGATGATATGTTAGATGCATTATTCACAGCATTTAATACACAAGTTGTTCAAGGTAGTTTTGCAATTGAAATTGATATGACTGAAATTAGTGATATTGAGTTAGATAATGACTTAATACCAACAACAGAACTAAAAGTTTATAATGTATGGGATGATATACTTGTAAACTACTTAAAATACTATGATTGCTATATGGTTAGTGAATTAGACATTCCAAATCAAAAAATAAAATACAAAATAAAAAAGATTGGACAATATAATGTTCCACTTCACTTGTATGATTTTGGTATATACAACTATGGAAAATGGGTTGCAAGTTTAAACGAAACTCAAGGTGTTGTTGCAAACAATGGAACATTAACTTATGGAAAAAAATTCATATTGTTGGCAGATGGTTCTATAACAAGCACAGTCGCAAATCGAAATTTATACCCAATCAAGAAAAATTGGATATTAAAAGAAACAGATGATAGTTCACAAGTTACATCGTTATTAAATGATGCAAACATTGAAGCATTGGAAAAGATTGTTGAAAATCGATACAACGAAAGTATTGAGTTTAATACAAACAATATTGAAAGATATGAAACAGCTAATTTTGATACAAGTTTTGATGTTTATGTGAAAAGAGGTGAATTGTATAAAACAATTCCACTTGGAGAAATTCACATAAGTGTTGATAGTAAAGGAACTGAAGAAAAAAAACTTGTTGTAGGATACAAGAATAATGATATAATTAAATATATCTAAAAAGGAGTAAGAAAATGGCAATAAAATTAGTAAGAGCAAATAGTGATACACCAAACATACAAAATAGTGATGATAGTAGGTTATTTCGTTATGCTTGTGGTGGTTATGATGGAGTTGTTAAAAATTATGGCAACGAACTAAACTATGAGATAACTGGAAGTAATTTTAAAGTTAAGAGTGGTGAATTCGTAATTGATGGTTGGCAAGGAGATGTCGATGGCAATGGTGTAACAATTCAAGTTGATAATCTTGGTGGAATTCAATATTATGTTGTTTATGCTGAAATTGATTTATCAGTAAGTGCAAATCAAAAAGCAGAAATAAAAGCAATATATAACACAGCATACTATCCAACAATTTCAAGAGGTGATGATTTAACAACAACACCGAGTGGAGTTGCAAGATTGGAATTGTATAGATTTGAAGCAAGTAGTGGTGTAATTAATAATGTAACACAAGTATTTAATGTGATTGAATATGGGTGGTGTAAAAATGCAGAAAATGCAACAAACGCAGATTTGGCTACAAACGCAACAAATTCCATATACAATACTGAAAATGGAACATATAGTCAGTTTAAGCAAACGAATGGTATTTTGCGTGTCGGTGATGATAATTCTAAAAATATTGTGGAAAAGAAAACGCTATTGTGGAGTGGTTCAAAAATATTTTACAACACTGCAAGTGTTGGTAGTGAAGTTACCTTATCTGAAAATGTTGTTGAAGGTGATGTATTGGAAATACACTATGATTGTAGTGTAAGTTCTACGCCTAAATATAAAGTTGTTAGATGTATTGTAGGAAAGGTATCAACTAATAATATTGGATTTAAATTATCTTCTTTATATGGCGGACAAACAACAGGGAGTGGATTTAGCTTAACGCAAGATAATTTTAAAATTAATGCTAATAAATTAATCTATGATGGTGGGTATTATTTATTAAATCTTGCTAACAATGGTGGAACACTACTTTCAAATAATATGATTGAATTGCGTAAAGTTTACAAAATAATATCATAAAGGAGTATATATGGCAGTTAGAATATTAGAAAAAAATGGTATCGATAACACAAACATTGATGGTGCTGGTTTTAACAAATTTATTGCTGGCGGTTATGATGGTGTTATTAAAGGAATATTAAATCAATGCCAAATCACAGCAAGTTCACAATCAGCGTTAAGTGTTGATACTGGTGAATTGTTAGTTGGTGGATTTAGAGTTGTATTAAATAGTGCAACACAATTTACTATGGGAGCAACACCGAGTTCTGTTATAAATTATCAAATAGTTGCAGAAATCGTTGTTGATACTGATAGTGAAGTTTCGTTTAGATTGTTTATCCAACCATCATCAATTGAACTTGTTAAAAATAACTTGTTCTTGACCGAAAATGGTAATGGAACATATCAACTTCAACTTGGAACTTTTGATTATGGTTCAAGTGGTATTCAAAATCTAACAACAACATTCACAATTTTGGATAATGACTATAAAAATTATGTTATTTCTAAAATTAGTGAATTAAATACAACAATAACAACCGCATTAAACAAAAAAGTTGGAGTTACTGCACAATCATTTTCTGAAGCTGAAAAAAGACAAGCAAGATTAAATATTGGTGCAATAAGTGAAGCGCAATCAGTTGACAATGTAAAATATGTATTTATTGTTGGGCAAACACCACTCGACAATGATTGGTTAAGTGCAACAAATGGTGGAGAACCATTAACACCACAAACTGAAATTATTTACATTATTAAAACAGCTGGTGTATATTTCAATCAACAATATATTTACGATATTGATAGTGACAAATACCAAGTTACAGCAAAACCAAGTGACAGCAACAAACAAGATACAATGCAATTTTCTACAATGCCTGATGCAGCCAATTACAATGGTTTAATTGTTCAATATATTGGCTCAACAGATGGAACTTATGTAAAAGGTAGATTTTATTTAAGTGATGGCACAAATTGGTCGCAATATAACACACAAACACCAGTTGACATAAGTAATAAAGCCGACAAGGTTTCAAGTGCTACAAATGGCAATTTTGCCGCCCTAGATAGCAATGGAAACTTAACTGATAGCACAAAAAAACCAAGTGACTTTATGTCAAGTAGTGAAAAAGTTGGCAAAAACTTGTCAATAAATGGAAATACACTTTCACTTAAAGACCAAGATGGCAATACACTTGGAAATTCTGTCACAATACCACAAACAGATGTTAGTGGAAAAGAAGATAAATCTAACAAAGTGACATCGTTAAGTTCAAGTTCAACCGACACACAATATCCAAGTGCAAAGTGTGTTTATGATATAGTTGGAGATGTTGAGACACTTCTAGGAGGAATATAATATGAGCATAGCAAGTGAAATTACAAGATTACAAAATGCTAAAAGTGATTTGAAAACTTCTATAAATGCAAAATTAGATGGAACAACGATTACAAATGAAACGATTGACAATTATGCAAGTTTTGTTGACCAAATACAAACTGGTGGAGTTTCAACACAATCACAATCAATCTTTACAGGCTATACAGCACCATTGACTTGGTTGAACAGTACAAACAATGTGTTTACTTACGAAAGTGTGACACACAACATAACAATCAGTGGGCTTGATAGCATAGCAACAATAATAGGAAATGGAACAAAAAGTGTTACAGTGACAATCGATACAACAGCAAATGTAACTAGACAGACAGCATTTACAATCAGTTGTTCAAATGGCAACCAAATATTGACTTATAACGGTATTGAGTTTCATTATGGCAGTGATTTAGGGGGGGGAAATTGTCTCGTAGTAGCACAAACACTCATAAATAACCAAATTGAGTATATGTTTATTGAGAGTGCAAGTTTACCCCTGTTTAATTCTTCTGCGTTTTCTTGGAATGGTATATACTCATATCAGTTGATAAGTTTTGATTTTGGTAAATGGAATGGAACAAATATCAGTAATGGTTTTTTGGCTCAATGTCATTCATTTAATCAGCCTTTGACTATACCAAGTGGTATTACAAGTATTGGAACTAGTTTCTTGTATCAATGTTATTCATTTAATCAACCTTTGACTATACCAAGTGGTATTACAAGTATTGGAAATAATTTCTTGTATCAATGTTATTCATTCAATCAACCTTTAACTATACCAAGTAGTGTTACAAGTATTGGAAATTATTTTTTGCGATATGATTATTCATTTAATCAGCCTTTGACTATACCAAGTGGTATTACAAGTATTGGAACTAGTTTCTTGTATAGTTGTTATTCATTTAACCGACCTTTAACTATACCAAGTGGTATTACAAGTATTGGTAGTGGTTTTTTGGCTCAATGTTATTCATTTAACCG